GCATTCAACAGATCTTGTTTGAATGGTGCTTTGCTGACTGTGATATTTTTTAGGTTAACTGGAAATCTAGGATGAGGTCTAACTATTATCGGTCGATCAGTATGCTGCTGGATTTGCGTTATAGTATTTCTTAGCCAATCATCAACACTGGGATTTTCTCTCCATTGATGACTGAATCCGTGTTGTGGACAAACAACTATATTCTCACCTTGCCGCCAAGACTGTAATGACACGCCTAGCTTTTTAATTCTAGTATCATCAACTTGGGCTGGAACAAAATAAGAGCCAGCATTGATTCCGTTAATGCCAATCTTCCATGTGTGGTCACGCTGTAGGCAACTGACTTCTAGAACAATAACGGGTCTGTTCTGTTGTCGATAATGATCCCATACAGCTCTGTTCTGTTTCATTCTACCGTGCCATAGCACTGACCAAATTATAGCAGCGTCCGAATTCATTTGATTTTGAACAACTGTATGCCCAATTCTTCCCAGGCCTGCTTCAAAGGCATCAAATATCGGCGGACTGTTTAACGCACCATGTTGACGAAACGAGTTAAAGATCATATAATATATATTGCTATTTTAGATCAACCAGTGTATAATAAGACTATGAAGAACAACTATACAGTTTTTATTGAAGAAGATCCAGACACCGGCGACTTAATGTTGCCGCTTCCTCCCGATCTGTTGAATCAGATGGGTTGGGATTTTGGTGATACATTAACGTGGGAAGACCTAGGTAATGGGTCATTCAGCATATCTAAAAAAGAAAATCCAGAATGCCCAAAAGAATAGGTTTTGCCTGTAAGTGGATCGACGGTCCTAGTCAAATAGACGGCATCAAGCAGAAGGACAACTGTAAACAGTATAATACTGGCAGCACTACTGTAGCCTGGTTAAATAGACAAACCAGGGATGTTGCGGAACAGAAACTATGGGATTTAATGGAATCCAACATAGAAGCTGTTCGTAAACTTGTTACTCTGGTAGGAGAACAAGATGAAGATCTTAGAATGGTACGACTCAGCAGCGATATACTTCCTGTCTACACTGAGCCTACTTGGGGCAGCTATTGGCGGCGTTCCGATGTACGAGCCTATTGCGAGAGAGCATTTGGGCAAGTGGGGGCTGTGGCTCGCGAGAGGAATGTACGGTTGTCTTTTCATCCTGGTCAGTTTACTGTCCTGGCATCTGATAACCCAGATATTGTAAATCGATCAATAGAGGAGTTTGAATATCATGTGGACATGGCTCGCTGGATGGGATTTGGCAAAACGTTTCAAGACTTTAAAATCAACGTTCATATCGCAGGCCGACAAGGCCCAATGGGAATACGTGCTGCGCTGGCTCGTATGACGCCCGAAGCTCGTAACACACTTACTATCGAAAACGACGAAATGACCTGGGGCATCGAAGACAGCATTGAACTAGTCAATGACTGTGCTCTAGTGTTAGACATACATCACCATTGGATTAAAACCGGAGAATATATTGAAGCAACTGACGATCGTGTTAAAAGGATTAGTGACAGTTGGCGTGGTAATCGCCCTGTCATACACTATTCTGTTTCTAGGGAAGACGTACTTAGAGAACATTCCGGAGACACCCGTCCCGCTCTTCAGACCCTCTTAGAAAGCGGTCATAAGAAAGCAAAACTCAGAGCACACTCAAACTTCTACTGGAATACAGCAGCTAATGAATGGGCTCTGAGTTTTAGAGAAAACTTCGATATCATGTGCGAAAGCAAGGCTAAAAATCTAGCATCGTTCGCACTCTACGAAGAAGCTAAAAGATTAGGCCTTTGATTTCGGTTTACGAGTTGAAGGTTTCTTTGGAGCAGCTGGTTTCTTAGCACGTGGCTTTTTAGCTGGAGCAATAGATTCCACAACCGCTTGCGTTGCTTTTTCAGCGACAGGAGTAGCAGGCGCTTCTTCCTTAACCGCCGGAGCTTCTACTTTATATGGAGCTTCTGCTTCTGCTGGAGCAGCTGGTTTGGCACCAAAAAGTTTGGCTAATAGTTTTAACATAGTAAATCTCCCTTGTGGAATATTTATTAAATATATGTACAGCAGTTTAAAAAGGAGAAATAAAATGTTAGAAATTCTATTTTGGGGTTTAGTAGGAGCATTTGTTGGGTGGCATTTTCCACAACCGGATTGGGCCAAAACTCTTGAAGCTAAAATAAAAGGATTTTTTAGCAAGGAGTAAGTATGGCCTACAGTGATAAGGTAATTGATCATTATGAGAATCCTCGCAATGTGGGCAGTTTTGATAAGTCTGATACTAATGTAGGTACCGGAATGGTTGGCGCACCTGCGTGTGGGGACGTAATGAAATTACAGATCAAAGTCAGCGATAACGGTATTATAGAAGATGCTAAATTCAAAACTTACGGATGCGGGTCGGCAATTGCGTCTAGCTCTCTTGTTACAGAATGGCTCAAAGGTAAGACTCTTGACGAAGCAGGAAGCATTAAGAATTCTGCGATTGCAGAAGAGCTCGCCCTACCTCCGGTCAAAATACATTGTAGCATATTGGCAGAAGATGCGATTAAAGCAGCAGTAAAGGATTATAGAGAAAAACATGATAACGCTGTCAGAACTAGCAGCTGAAAAAGTAAAACAACAATTAGAACGTAGAGGCAAAGGCCTAGGTATACGAGTAGGTGTAAAAACCACTGGTTGCTCGGGCCTTTCTTATGTTTTAGAATATGTCGACCGACCCAACGAACTAGAAGATGTTTGGGAAAGTCATGGTGTTAAAATTTATACAGATGCCAAGAGTATGGTCTATATAGCAGGCCTTAAAATGGACTGGGTACGAAACGGACTTAATGAAGGTTTTGAATTTAATAATCCTAACGAAACCGCACGTTGCGGTTGCGGTGAAAGCTTCAAAGTCTAGTACTTACTAACAGGTAGCGTACTGCTAGCTGGCATATCCCAGATCTTTTTCCTATCTATAGACTTTTTCTGGGCAAATCGTTTAGCATCACAGTTTGGGCAACAGTGAAAATAGTTGTTGCTCAAACGTCTGTGATCTATATTCTTGAGATCTCTTTCAAACGGACCGTCACAGTTATCGCATCTAAAGATAGCTACTGTTTTATCTCTCTTATAGACATGTTCTTTACCTAGCTTACTAGACCTAACATATTCCTGAGTTCTGGTTTCTTGACGTAGATACATAAGGTATTTACATTCGGCTTATAAAATTTTGGGCTAAATATTTCAGTAAAGGTCTACTTACCGGAGCATTTAGAATGTCAAGAAAAGAAATAAACATCGGAGTCGAAGGCAACGACGGTACCGGTGATAGTATACGTGATTCGTTTAAAAAAGTAAACGACAACTTCCAAGAATTATATGCTGTACTAGGGCAAGAAGGCGCTCTTAGCTTTATCGGCTTAGACGATACCCCTGGGCAGTACCTAACAACAGATACCAATAAAGTGTTAGTTGTCGACGGCGACAACGAACGCTTGTTGTTCAAAGAATTACGTGGTGATGCTACCATCGTTATTAACCAAACTATTCCAGGTGTTATTAGTTTTAGCTCATTAGCATCTGCGTTGATCAACGATGGAAACCCAACACTAGCTGCCAATCTTAATGCTAACTTTAAACGTATTACTAATCTTTCCGAAGGTTCTGTAGACACTGACGCAGCTACAAAAGGCTATGTAGACGGTAAGTTAAGCCTAGCAGGTGTTGATGCTGTAAATCCAGAAACAGGTGCTACTAGTCCATCTTGGGGCACAATGACTGGACCGTTAGTGCTTTCACGTAACCCTGTAGACTCTGATGACGTTAACTATGGCGGGTTAGTTGCTTCAACAAAATCCTACGTTGACTCAAAGACTTTCAGCAGTATCACAAACATCTACGTTACTACTAATGGTCAAGATTATCGCACAGATATTCCAGAAAGCGCAAAAGGTCGTTTTTGGTCTACAGCATTTAGAAGTGTACAACGTGCCTGCGAATTAGCAGAAGAACTAGTCAACGATGCTCCAATCGAACTAGGACCTTACCAAAAAATACTTACATTCAATAACGGTACAGAAAATTGTACATTGTTTGATATTATTGAATCTCCGTTGTCTGGCGCAGGTGCGCTTGCTGAAGCAAGACTAGGTCTCGATCCAGATACATTAATCTCTATCATTCAAGGCGGTACTGGATACGAAATCGGCGATACACTTGGTATCAGCGGCGGTACTGCTATTGTCCCTGCTCTGCTACGTGTTGTAGCAAAGGACTTCGCAGGAAGCATCACACAGGTAGCCATTGAGCAACAGGGTGTATATTCTCTACTACCAGATGATTTAGATAATATAGGTCTTGTAGGTGGTAGCGGTAGTGGCACTGCTAGCATCTCTGCTAGATTTACAGTTACCAGTATCATAGTAACAGACAGTGGTTCCGGGTATGGTTCAGGCGCTTCGGTTATTGTTACCAGCAGCGGAACTGGTGGCGGCACAGAGGCCTACGTTACAGAAATCAGCGGTGAAATCAAAGAAGTCACTATCGCAAGAGGTGGTTCGGGCTACGACGTAATTCCTACTGTTGAGATATTCCTACCAAGACTATTGTTAGAAACAGACAACAAAGGATCAGACTTTGATGACGATCTTCGTGAAGGTCAATGTCTAAGAGGTCTAAACTCACGTGCTGTTGCTAAAATTATCAGCCACAACGGTTCTAGAGACTCGTTTGGCCGTGAGATTTTTGATATTGAATTGATCAGTGGCGTATTTGAAAACGATGAAATTATCGAATACGGTGAGCCAGTTAAAGACATACAGATTACTATTGAAATAGAATCTGGTGTTTACTATGAAAACTTTCCATTAAGAATTCCTCCTAACGTTTCATTACGTGGTAGTGAATTCCGTCGTGCTATTATTAGACCAAAACAAGGCGTTAGCCAAAGTCCTTGGGCACGTTTGTATTTCCGTAGAGATCAAATCATCGACGGCCTACGTGCTGCCAAATACGAATACGGTTATCACTATCTAACAGATCCATTAGACTATTCAAGCCGACCGTTAGACAACAATGAGATGGACGTGTTCCTATGCGGTGACGCTACTATTGTTAGAAACCTAACAGTACAAGGTCATGGCGGATTCATGATGGTGCTTGATCCAAACAGTCAGATCGGATCTAAATCACCTTACTGCCAAACAGGTACCAGCTTCTCACGAAGCATCAACGAAAAACAATTTGCTGGTGGTCAGTTTGTCGACGGCTTCTCAGGAAACCTAGAAGGTATATTACTAGGCCGCGTAGGCACTAGTACAGAAAAAATTATCATAGGTGGTCTAGTTCGCGAACCACAGTTACCTAACTCTTTTGTGCTGGGCGGCGAACTATATCGTATCACACTTGTTAACAAAATCGAAACTGAATATTTCGGCGCTAAGGTACTGCTAGAACAGAACCGAGCATTTATTCAATCAGAAACAATCGCTTGGATCAACGGTGAATTTCTTGGTCTAGAATATGACGAAGCAAAATGTTATAGAGACGTAGG